AGACGGGGCAACCGACGCCTTCCAAATGTCGAGCTTGCCGACCTGGCCTGACACCTTGTCAGTCGCGCTACCTACGAGATGAACATAGGCGCTCTTAGCTTGGCCAGCGGCATATTCTTCCCAGGTGCGGGCTGCTTTGGTGTAGCTGAGCTTCATGCCTGTGCCCACGGCATCGGCATGGATTGCCTTAATCATGCCGTTCACCAGGTCGATTTCATATTTCGACGCATCCACCGCCACATCGCCGGATGTCGTCAATGCGATCTCGGTGCCGGTGCCGTGCGCCGTGATATACGCATTGGCCAGCGGAACCCAGACATTCAGCACGGTGGTTACCGCTTCCGCGGTTACGTCTGCGCTCGATTGGGTTTCCTCGGTCACGTCGGCGCCTAGTACCACGGCCAGCAGCTGCGGGGGCATGGTGCTGAACGTCATAGATGTGGTCGCGGCAGCGGTGGGCTTAGACTGAGAATCCAGCGCCGAGCCAAAGTTGCTCGTCATGTTGGAAATCAGTTCTTCCTTTTCCTGCTCGGGCGCGGTGAGTTCGACCGTTTCAAAGTTGATCGGATCGGTGTAGTACGCGGGCCAGGTGTCGCCGGACCAGAGGCCGACTTTCAATTCGCAGCGCAGATAGATTGCGCGGGGGGATGTGCTGAGTGCCATGTCAAGGGCTCCTATAGCCAGTAATTGGTAGTGAAGTTGAAGGGCAGCAAGACGGAGCCGGTGTCGTAGACGGGGGCCGGCGAGTCGACCAACTGCATAGGGGTCGCGTTTGTGGGGTCTGGGCTCCAGCCCATGAGGGCGGAGCAAATCGACTGAGCGAGGGTCTGGGCCGAAGCGCGGGCGGCAGCTCCGTCGGCGGTATCAGTGAGGTTGCGCACGGCAAGAACAATTTGCCAGGACACATCCACACGGGCTTTTTCGTGGGCCATGAAGGTTTGATCCACCCGCAGCCCGTTGAACAACACATAGACGCAGGGGGCTGGCCGCGCTTGCTCGGCGCCCAGGGCTGGGAGCCCGAACACGCCCTTGAGCCCTTCGACCTGGGCGGCAAGGCGCTCCCGAATCGCTGACTCATAGCGTAGTGGCATGGGCTAGGCGCTCGGGTCGAGATGACGGGCGAGAATGAACAGGATTTCGTCCTGCCAATCGGCGGGCACGTCGGCCCGGTTGCCCCGAATCGGCAGCATGGGGCGGGCTGGGATGTCGCCCCAGGGAATTGGGCCACCTCGGCGGGTGCGGCCATACGCGCCCTTGCGTGCGCCGAATTGATGGGTGCCGGCGTACTCGACCGCCGTGCCCACGGTGACGCTGCTGGCGTCGGCCTGATAGTTGAACGAGTTGGCGAGGATGCCGGTATCGCGCAATATCTGATAGGAACTGCCGCGACGCCTGGCACGGGTGACGGCGGATAAGGGCGTCCAGGCGTTGCCCCATGGGTCAGTCTGGCCACGGAACCCAAGGGCGATGTTATCGACCAAGGTTTGACCGATAGCGGCCATGGGGTCGCGCAAGTTGGTAGTGGCGCGTTGCAGGCGGCCCAGGGCTTGGGTGACCTGGGTATCGTCAACCGTCAGGCTCACGCCGCTCATAGCTGGTACTGCTCCACCCAACCTGGGCCGTAGCGCATAACGCGGGTGCCGGCGGCAATCTGACCGGAACCCGACGCCGTGGCGCGGGCCACGGAGGCGTCCAGTTGCGCTAGGCCATTGGCCAGGTCATGCAACGCCTTCATGGCGGCTTCGTAGCGGGTTTGTACGTCGCTGGGGGTCTGCCCGTTCACCTGCCAGAGTGCGTGCCACGCCAGCACGGCGGCAATGTCGCGCAGTTCGGTGGGGAACGGGTCAAACGGAATTCGGTACCGGCCCCGTAGGAGCCGGTTAATGGTGGCATCTGCCGTATCCAAGCCCCGACTCAGGCGGGCAGCATCGGGGGTGCCGGTGCCGTCGTCCAGCAGTTGGGCAACGGGGTCAACGCCCCACGCCGCGTGCAGGTCCGCCTGAGTCATGTAGGCCATTAGGACACCGTGAGCTTGACCACGGCGGCCGGGCGGGTGCAGAGGTTCAGCGGGTTGGACTGCGCCTCAAGGTGCCAGCCTTTGTCAAACTCAATGGGAGCCGATTTGGCATAGTAAGGCAGCCCGAGGGTGTTGACGGTTTCGGTGTAGTTGGCCGGGGCAAAGCGGGTGATAAACAGCCCGGGCACACCTTCAGGGTAAGCATAGGCGTCGTTATCGCCAACTTTCACCGCACTGGTGCCACGGTAGCGTTCGAAAGTGATGCCGGAGAACTGAAACTCCACCCGGGGGTCGCGGCGCAGGTCCGATGCCATCACGGTGCCTAGGTAGGACTCTTTGACAAGCTCGTGATTGATGAGCCCATCAAAGAACGTCTTGCCGCACAACACCCGCACACCTGAAAACGGCACGCCATCCAGCGCGTTTTCGATGTATTCCAGGGTGGTTAGAACTTTGCTACGAATCTTGGTGGTGCTGGTGCCCAGGGCGTAGCTCAGGGTTTGCTGCGAAACGCCGAAGGTGGTAAACAGCGACACGCTCGACCCGTTGGCATCGACATAGTCGCCCATCAGGGCGGACAGGCGATGGGACTCCAGTGTGTAGTCGATGTTGCGGCGCATGACGGCCAGGCGCTCGGCCAGGCGCGTGGTCAACACCTCGGCCTGGGACTCGGAACCGAAGGCGCGAACGCCCTGCACCTCGTCCGCCATCAGGGTGCCACGCTCGGGTAGGTGGGGCACCCTGAAGGCATGAACCTTGCGGGCTTCGCCGGTGATGGGCTTGCCGGGGCCGCCACGGGGGGCCACGTCCACGAGACTGAGGACACCATCGCGTTCTTCAATGGAACATTCCACTGTCGATATACCCTGTTCCTCGAACAGGCCCGAAAGGCGCATCGGGGCGTATTTCAGGTTGTTGATCGTCGCGGTCAGCGTGTTGAGGCTGAACGCATCGGGGGTGAAGGGGTCAACCATAGCCATTGCGGTTAGCTCCTAGCCAGAATGTAACGGGCGGCCAAGTCAGCTAGGCCGTTGGATTTATCGGTGGCGTCGTTGTCGGCGTGCCAAACCAGCTTGGCACTCACCACCTCGGCCAATCGGGTGAGGATGACGGCATCCTGGTCGGCGCTGGTGGCATCGACGCCTTCTAGGAGAATGCCCACGGCGGCTTCACGCCCATCGGCGTTGCCGGAGGCGTCAACGTGATCATCGTCATAGGGAACATATTTCCCGCCGTCTGTGAGTTGGCCAAGCACGGTGCCGGGCTGTAAGACACCCGCGCCGCTGGCAATCACAACAGCCTCACGGCTCAGGGTGCCGGGGGCCTCACTTAATACAAATTCGCCCGAACGGGCGCCCATTGTGGTAGCCATGGATTACGCCCTCCGGGCTGCGTAGATTTCAGAACGGCTCAAGGGGAGCGGGGCCGGTGCGATGGGTTCGCCAACGGCCTGTTCCTTGAACAGGTGGGCCGGGGCTTGGGGTTTGCTGGCCTTCAGGTCAGCGGCCACGGCGGAAAAGGTGTCGGGGTCCATCGACAGGTAAACGGCCATGCGCTCGGCTGGGCATTCGCGGCCAATGCCGCTGAACAGTGCTTCCACGTCGCGGCGGCGGTCGGCTTGGTCGCGCTCGGCAATGACGGCCTCGGCGCGTTCGGCACGGGCCAGGGCTTCGGACAGTTGAACCTTGATGGCATCGAGTTCCGCCGAGGCCGAGGCTTCGACGGTCGGCGCGGCTGTGGGCTCGACAGGCATAGGGGTAATCTCCGGATTAGCAGAAAAGAAAGTGGCCGCCGTATTACGGTCGGCACCGAGGGGAACCACGCTGACTTCCCGCACATGGCCATTGCGCAGCACGGTAAGGGGGCCGGTGAACGGCTGACCGTTCAGGGTGAGTGTCGCGCCAGGTGGCACGGACTCTGCGCTGGCGTCATAGAGGCCGACGCTCATCTGATAGGGCGCACCGCGTGCGGATTTGATGGCAATGTCACGCGCCCCCGCGTCGATGTCTGAGAACAACGTGCCCGACACCCGGATGGCCTGACCATCGTTAAACGACACCTCGACCACGCCGATGTAATGCTCCGGGGCGTGGTGCAACAGCAGAGGCATCCCGGATTCAACCCGGGTGCTGCTGAGGTCGATGAGGGTTTGTCCGTCCCAGTTTGGAATGGGGCCGCCAGAGTAGGCGATACCCTCGAAGCGGCTCGGCAAACCGCCATCCGCTTCAGCGGCGAAGGTGAGGGGCGCGATGAGATGAATTGCGTTCATGGTGCCATGAATAACACGGCACCCGAACGGCTGTTAATCGGACATGTGTCCGGGGAAGTTAGCGCCTATCGTGAGTGATGCGATTCGTTACCGAGTCGGGTACTTAGGGCACCAATCCGGCAGGCGGTTTGTATCGCCGATGAAGCACCGTGATTCCGTAGCGCCGCAAACCGGCCCACCGTTTTTTCCGGATTTTAGAACGTCCATCTCAAGATGTACGCAACGCGCACACGTTAGCGGTCCGCATTCAACATCCATCGGGGTTTGCGCCCTGACTGTGTTGTTCATCCCCTTCTACCTTCATCCAAGTGATGGAGGTTCTTGAAGCGGGCCGGGATGGGTCCGCCTAGTTCGACGCTGGAGCGTTCAAAGTGTTCTTCGCTCCGGCGGCGCTGCTCGTCTGTCATGGGGCATCCAGCGGCCCGCCATGCGGCGCGTGCATCAATCATGGCCTGAAGCCTGCGCTCAGTATCCTCACGGTCATCAACAGTGAACACCCGCCGACGCGGAACATCACCCGCTTGTTTTGCGTCCTTAATCTCCATTATATACTCCGCAACGTCAGAACCTTTATTCACACGCCTAGCACCGGACACTCTGAGCCTGTACCTCCTGGGCAATAACAACTCGGGTTCACTGCCAACGGAGAACGGGCCAATGTCTTTTGCGCCATCTATCTGAAACTCTATTTGAACGTCGCCCGGATAGGCCATGTCCGCGACGGCCATAATGGAAGTATAGCCCGCATACTCCACGGTTGCGCCCGGGTTGGCGTGCGCGGCCAAATAGCGTGACCGCAACGGCGGGGCCATGTTCAGGGTATCCACGCCGCGATAGAACACGCCAGATAGGGACGGCAGCCGGGCCAGCGCGGCGTCCATGATGGCGATCAGGATGCCCGCCCGGATCAGCTCGTCATCGGTATACCCAGAAAGCGCATCTTCGGTGCCGCGCTCTCGCGCCAGGCGGTTCATCAGGGGCCAGGCGTCCAGTTCACGGTCGGTGTAGGCGGCCAGTATGGCGCCCTGTGCCTCGCTGAGCCCGGTGCGTTGGATAGGCACACGCACCCGCTCAACCAGACGGCGATAGGTCGAATCGCCCAGGGCTTGGATGGCCTGGGCCTCGGCGTCATCGGCATTTTGTAATTGACGCACCTGCTCGTCCAGCCAGTCGCGGACCGAGCCCTTGCAGGCGACCCGTGTCCCGGATCGGGCGGCAAACTGTTCGCCCCCGCATCCGGCCTTTCGGCGCTGGATGGCATCCTCGATGCCTCGGGTGGGTTCCTCGCACACGGAATAATCCCACCCCGTGTCGGGGCCGCCCGTAATGGCGATGCGCCGCGCATTGGCCAGGTCGGGGTCTTGCTGGCGCTTGGCGTCGGCCTGCCTGTATTGCTCCACCTGGCGGTCGGATAGCGCGATGACGCGGCAACGACACTGATAGCCGCATGGCGGGGTCCAGGTGCGCCAAATCGGGTCGTCATGCCGCGCCACAAAGCCATCCATGGCGGCATGGCTAGGGCGGGTGCGGCTGTCGTTGACGGCATCGTAAAGCCGCCAGGGGCGAGCGTCGTTGGCCCGAGCCATCTGTTCACAGCGCCCACGGGCATAGTGCCCCTGAATGTTGGTGCGATAGATATTCTCCAGGCGATGGCGCGGCAAGGTGAGGGGAATCTCCCCGTCGCGCACCCGCTTTTTCCAGGTGTTGAACGATTCGCCCCGCTCTGTGGCCTCGGCCAGGCTATCGAGAATGGCCTGGAGCTGGTCCAGAGACGACAGGCCCGACACGCTAAACGCCATGGCGCGGGCAAGGCCCTGCAACGCCCCGTAATACACCTCTGGCAACACCACGCCCCGGGCCTTGGCCCATTCAATTGCCTCGCGGAACGGAACCGGCTCCATGGTCAGGCCCCCGGTGCGCCAACGCGCTTTTCCGCCGTCACATAGCCCAGCACATCGGCGGCGAACAGGGCACGCTCAAGCAGTTCGCGGAAGGCTTCTGGGTCCGATTCCCGGTACAGTTGGCTGAGGGATTCGGCCAGGGCGTCAGGCCCATCGGCTGACAGAATGGCACGGCGTAGCGCATCGGTCGGAACCGGCGACTTGGCCTTGGCGGCGCTGGCATGAATCAAATCCTCGACCCACTGTTGGTCGGCGCTGAACCGCTGGCCCCCTCGCACGCCGGGCGCGGCGGCAAACTGGGCTTGGACTGTGGGCGCTGACGACTCTGGAACGGCCAGCGTCGGCTCAGAGCCTTGCGGCGCCGGGATGCCTGTCCGGCTTCTGACCCATGATTCAGGAATCGCTAAGCCCGCCTCTGTCAGTGATTGCATCCCTAACCCAAAGGCGTTGATATCACGCGCTGACACCCGCTCTTCTCCGGCTATATCACCCGACGAGACGACAAAATCCCCCGCCTCATAGTCGTAGTTATCCAGCAGGTATTTTTCCGTCAACTGCAACACGCCGGCCTGTACCAACTTGGCGTCCCGGTCGGCGCGGGTAGCATCCACCATCATGTCGTCTTGGAGGGCGAACGTCGGCGCAGGCAAGGGGAAATTGTTCAGTTGCCACAGGGCGTCAATCATGCGCTGCACGGTGCCGGTGACCAGGCGAATATCGGCGCGGCGCTTATCTTCCCGAACCGTGTTATGTACCGAGGCGGCGGCATAACTGCCGGTGTCGCCTACGTCGGTGGTCAGGGTTTGGCCCAGGACCAGCTTCTGAATGCGTTTGCTGAGGGCAATGTCCACCCGCTCGAACTCCCCGGCCAGGGCGGGCGAGATGGCCGATACGTCCTCGGTTGTGGCCACACCCACCACGGCCTCCAGGCCCATCTTGTTCATGGCGGCGACGAACCCGGCCGGGTCGAACACCTTGCCCAGCAGAAGGGGGTCGGCAAACCGTTCCAAGAATCGCATCCAGAACTGCCAGCCATTGGCGCGGAAAAACCACGGCCAATACACCCGGCTGAGCAGGGCTTCGCCATAGGGGTTGCGGTAGCTTGGGTTGCGGCGGGTCAGAAAGAACTTTGCCATGGTATCCACCTCAATCGACTCTTGAGCGCCGGGTGGGGTGTATTTCAGCGTCCCCTCGCGGGTCGGCTCGAACCACTCCATGGGTTTTTCCTGGATGTAGGCCCAGGCGATGCGTGCGTCCTGTTGCTCGTAGACGGCCTCCATGACCGAATACCCATAAGGCACCGCCGACCAAGCGCCGCGCAAGATGGGCTCCATGTGCGCATCCAACTGGCCCCATAGCCATTCGGCGGCCTCGCCCTCGAAGGGTTGTAGGTGCCAGGGGGTGGCAATCACCGCCTCGCGGCGGGTTTCCAGGGCGGCGGAGATTTCGTCATCTGTTTCCAGTTTGCGCAATTCATGGCGACCGAGGTTTTGTTTTTGTAGAACCAGGTCGGGGTCCGCCAGGCGGGATAGGCTGACGATGACCTGTTCCAGTGCGACGTTTTGAAACAGGCCGGCGCTCGGCTTGATGGGGGCGTCTTTGGGCGTGGGCTTTCTGGCCATGGCGGTTACTCCTGCAAAAAACAGCGAATGCGCCGAACATGGCGCTCAGTCAGGCCGTGGGTCACGGCAATATCGGCCGGCGTCTGCCCCGTGGCCAGGGCTTGGAGCACGGCGGCGCGGCGGTCGTGTGTGCGTAGGGCCTCGCGGCTGGGAATCAGAATGCTCTCCCCGCCGTAGGTGCTGGCCAGCCGGTGGGCGGCCTCGTGGCCAATGGCCAGGGTGAGGCGAGAATCGGAGCGGGGCGAAACGCCAACATACACCGAGGTTCCGCCCAGGCGTTCGCACAACTCGCGGGCGGCAGCCTCGCCCACACACTGGGCCAGACGGTTATAGCCAGGTGCCATGCGGGCCTCCACGGGATGCGGCATACCGGGCCTCGGACTGGGATAGGGCCAGGAAGGCCCAGGCGGCAGCGTCCACGCCGTCGTCATGCTGGCCCTCTGGGAACGCCAGCAGTTCATCCCGGAACCAAGCGGGTACGCCTGCCGGGTCGTGCCGCACCATGCCTTGCTCGTAGCGTGTCAGCAGCGGCGCGAACCGGGTCAGTTTGTCCCGGTCTGGCCGAACGCCGCGCACCGGCAGGCTCGTCGTTCTGGCCAACTCTTGCACCACGGCGGCTTGGTACTGGGTTTGCTCGATGGCGATGCTGACCGGGTTGTGTCGGGCGGCGGCGGCCTTGATGCGCTGCAAGACTTCATGGAACCCGGCCCGGTGCCGCTCGACCTCGCGGAGGTAGACGATGCCCGTTGCCGGGTCGCGGCTCATGGCGACGATGGCGGTCCAGTCCGCGCCCTGGCGCTCGGAGATAGCCAGGTCCACGCCCAGCACGACGGGCAGGCCCGTGGGGGCGGCGCCGTCGCGCAGCATCTCAGGTTTAACTAAGCCCGCGCCGAAGGTAATGAACTCTGCCTTATATTCCTGTCTGAATACCAACTCGGGCAGGTCGCGTCGCCTGGCCTCGATTTCATCAGCTGGCAAAAAAGGATTGGTTGCCGTTGGCATGTGAAACGCTGCCCAATCAGGATAATTCGGGTCACCACCGCGCAGGTACAGTTCATGGAAAAAGTTGATCCCACGAGGGGTACTTATGAACCACGCCTCGCCCTGGTAGTCGGTCAGCGTCGGAGAAATGGCCTGCTCCCATGCGTCCTTCAGATAGCGTGCATGTGCCGCCTCGTCAATAACAATGCGGTGATACCGCCTGCCGCGACCTGCATCGGGCGCTTCAAGCGTCCAGAAATCGACCACGCCGCCAGTCACCAACTCGATGCGTTGCTCGGTCTTGCTGGATCGGCGCGTCACCGGGCGCAGACTGCGCTCGATGTCGTTCCAGGCGTCAGCCAAGATTTTGTAGCTAGGGGCGAACCATGCTGTTCGCTTACCTCCGATGGCGCTGCCCTCATCGCGTAGCGTCAGCCAGTAGCCGGCCAACATAGTCTTTCCGAAGCGCCGGCCGCAGGCCGCGACCCGATATCGCGCAGTGCTTTCGATGATTGCACGCTGCCCGTTATGGAGCTTCAGTCGTTGGATGGTCGGCACTACTCAACGCCTTCCCACTTCACAACCACTTCAGGCTTGCCGGTATCAGCGTCAAGGCCGTGTGACCTGCGCTCGCCTTCCTGGCGAATCTTCAGCATCTCTGCGCTGATCTTTGCCAACTTTCCGCTTTCGAAATCCTCTGGCACAGAGCCGAAACGATCGCGATGATCGTTCCATTCCCGCTGGTGCAATTCGATGACCGCAGCAACCTTGTCGGCAGCCGCGTCGATGGCCTCTGCGCGTTTTTTAGGATTGGCGGCTGCAACTACACCTGCAATTTTCTCTACAACTTTGCGGCGGATCGTTTCGCCAACGTCTTTGCCGTCGCCCCACCCTTCCGTTTTGGCCCGCTTCTGAATGGCCTGGTGCGACACGCCGAACTTTGCGGCCAGCTCGGGGAAACTTGCCCCCGCCTCCCGTTCGGCGCGGACCGTATCCCACACATCTGCCGTGAGCCTTGGCATTAGCTGAGCCACTCCCTCAGTTGCTCCACGGCCGGCCCGGTGCCCTTCGCGTCGGCCAGGTCGCGCAGTCGGTAGAGCGCATCGAGATAGCCCCGCACATAGGGCGGCGTGGCCTGTGGGATGTCTTCCACGTCGAAGCCCCGGTGATAGCGGCGCCAATCGGTGTTGATAATGTCGTGCAGTTCAGTCGTCATACGCGCCTCACGGTAAGCCCTGAGGCCTGTGCCAGGGCGTCTGCGGCCGGGTCCGGGTAATCCCCGCCGGTTACTACCTCCCGCACGCCCGCGTTCGCCATCAGGCCCACACAGGCCCGACAGGGGGCACAGGTGAGATAGGCCGTGCTGCCCACTAGACTGACGCCGTGGCGAGCCGCGTTGGCCAGGGCATTGGCTTCGGCGTGGACGCATCCGCACAGGTGCGGGTTCTCACCGGACGGGAGCCCGAGACGGCGCCGTTCGCAATGCTCCGGGTGTGGCACGCCCACTGGCACGCCGTTGTACCCGGTAGCGAGGATGCGATTGTCCCGGACCAGCACGGCGCCCACCGAGCGACCGCTCGCGCATTGCGTCCGCCTGGCCAGCAGGAACGCCACATCGAGCCAGGTTTCATCCCATGAGGGCCTCAGTGCTGGCATGTTCCGATTACATCCCGATTACATTCCACAGTGGGGGCGCCTTGCGCCCACAGTGCTTTGTGCCCCCGTCTAAGTTGCTGATTTTCCAAACCACATCCCCCCTATATAGGGATAAATAAATAAAATCGAAAACGAAAAAAATCGGCCATAAGGACTAGATGTAAGCGTGTAAGCACGTAAGCGGCACTAAAAAACAAAAACGAAAACGAAAAAACCTGTATTCGCTGCTTACTGCTTACAAGACTCGAGAAATTCCTTTATAGTCAACATCTTATCCTGTAAGCATATGTAAGCACTTTAATCATATTCCGCTTACATCTTAAAAATCAACAACTTCCGATCCTGTTGACCAGTATTTTCGGTTTATTACCTTCTCGCCTTCACGGATCGACACGGAAACCCGATCCCAGCCCTCGGCCCGCAGAATGGCCATCAGCTCGCGTGGCTGTGTGGCCATCAGCTTTCCATCCGTGATGTGCTGGTAGAGGTCGTCGATGTTCAGGTGGATGCATCCATCCTCGATAAACGGGCGGAAGGATCGGACGGCGCGTTTTTTGTCGTCATCGACGCTGCGCAGGTAGCCGTTGAGGATGTGGTGCAGGCGATGTGCGCTGGCGCCCTCGTCGTGGTCGTTGACCTCGCGCAGTTCAGCCAGGTCGCACAGCAGCGCCTTCCATTGTGGCGCCTTCATCGCGTCGAATGGCTTGCCGGTCAGCTCGACGACCAGCCGTGCCCAGCGCTTTTGGTCCATGTAGGCGGCGGTGTCGCCAATCTGATAGTGCCTGTTACCCTCTAGCTCGACGTAGTAGGTCGCCTCGGTGCGGCCCTCCTGCACAATCTTGGTTACCGGCAGCCCGATAGCCTGGCTGACGCGCTGACGGGGGGATGAGTCGTCCGCACCCGCG